GCACTATGCCATGTTCTAGGATCAAATATTATACAACGATTAAACACACTTTCTATAGTTGTTGTCGGGGTAAAGTGCATCCGTTGCTCTTTTCGATATTTGGTATACTGTTCTCTTTCTTGATCAGTTGCTACCAATACATCATTCATAAAGATCTCACCGTAGACCTCTCCATTAAAATCTGTTTGATTACAATACAACGTGGTTCCAGCCCCCACAGGAGCATCTGGATTTAAATAAATCAGTCCAGCTATGGTAAAATGAGGGTCATCATCATGCACCCATCCCTCGCCATATGTCTTGTCTATCAATTGAAAAGAAGATTGCAGCTCATCAAATTTTGTAAACCCGTACGGTGTTAATTCTTTCATTAATTTTTTGTACAACAAATCATATAGTCCCGCATCAAGATTCTGTATGTAATTGCTGCGTAGTCCCGGCCAACTTCCGCGATTGCCTTTGTAATACTCTAACTCTAACGCATAGTCTCTCACCAACGTTGGATCTTCATAGAATCCATCAATTACCATCGTAGGCAAAAACGGATATAAGAATGGGTCTTTTAGATTGTGCTTATGGATTAGATCAGCACTTGCCCTTCCTTGATCCATTAATTGATTAATGTATTCTTTAGACATTTTCAGCAGTGAAATTTAAAGTAATTGTTATTCTCTTTGTCATAATTTTTGGACAAGAACTGGCATGATAATGCCATCCGTTAAACAGCAGCGCCTTGCCTTGTTCTGGAGAGCTTTTCATCATAATCCTATATTGCTCGGCTTTTTCAATTTCGTGGAATACCACAGTATCGCCGTCGGCATCGTTTACATAATACACAGCGGTATAATGATCTTGGTCGTAGTCTCTGTGAGGAGTATTATATTTGTAGGGCATGCTGGGTAATACATACTTGGTGTTCAACAAGAAGCCGACTCGTATTCTCAACAATGTATGTAATTTGAGATTTGATTTTTCTAATATAGCATCTAACAGTGGTTTAAAAAACTGATAATGTGGGTTGGCATCGTTGTTTGGATGGAATATTAAATTTACAAAGCTAGGAGTAGAAGTCATCGAGTCATTGGCATATTCTCGGGTTGTATCTTCTAAAAAATGCCAATTAAAGTTTACATCGGTTAACAGTTTGTAAATTTGGTCTTGGTAAGTCTCGTCAACTACATTTTTAATTTCAAGAGGTTTATATGTCATGATTAATCCTATAAAAATTTCTGTCTATCTGATAATTTGGTGGATCAGTGGCAAATCTATTCCAGCAAGGAATACTAATACTTAATCTTTTTTCATCGGGGTATGCTACGTGATACGATCTTGACGGAAGGTATAATGCATCTCCCGGTTCTAGAACAACATCAATAGCAACCTCTAGATCATCTTCATTTAATTTGTTATTCATGGTTCCTGTTTTATACAGATAGGAAATCCTATTATGAAATACTTTCCATCTAGTTTTGCCTTCAACCTGTATAATAAAATTTGCAGGGTAGTCATCATGTATACAGAAAGACTTGGATCCACTAAGACCGCCATATACGTGTATGGCTGCATTTACTTCAAATAATGTTTCGAATATTTTTAACAGGTGCATGGTTTTTTCGTTATAAAAACCATAATTCATTATGATTAAACTATTGCCTTGATGCAGTTTTTCAAACAAAAATTTCTTGTCTTGTACAGTGCTTTCCCATATCCATGCTTTTTTGCTTGCTGGTATATCTATTTTATCATTATGAGAATCAATCATTTCAAATTTATATAGATAGGGATTATTCATACATGTTTCAACATCATTCCATGTTAGCAACTCGCTAGGATCGCTGATCAGAGATTTGAAATAATGAGGCTTATCGTCAACCAGTAGGTTAGTTTCGTTGAGTAAGCGTTGGCCTATATCTATCATCGTCTGTCCTAATTATTTTAACATTAAAAGAAATACTTATTCTTTCCTCGTCAATCTCGTTTCTTTCAACACCATGCGGAAGCCACCCAGGAAACATTATTAACTTTTTAGTTTCGGGAGTAAATGTCATACATGCAGCATTCAACGGAGTATAATGATCAATAGCTGCTTGACTGGCTACTATAAAATCTTGATTAAAACTTTTGTAAAAATTAATATTGCCTTGTCCGGGTCGAGCTTTCAAATAAAATACTCCGGATACAAAACTGTTGTCGTGTGTATGCACTGAATTAGTATTGTTTATGCCGTTGACATTGAACCACAAATTCTCAAGGTCTACGAAACAGGCATCTTCTCTATACCCAAAATCTCTAACACACTGTTCTGCCTGTAGTAAGATCCTATTTTCTAACTCTTGCATTTCTGGATGTACTCGAGATCTAAAATCATGGCTCTGCCAACCACCCTGATTACTTAACTTTCTACCGATAGGATCCGCATCTCTGAGGCGTTGGCACAATTCCAACATACCGTCGATGTCTATCTGAGTCTGCTCCCACCACACAGGTGTAGGAAAATAAAGATCCATATTCATACGACTATCCTTTCTGTTGATATACTGGGCACTAGATGAGAAAATCCAAAAGTGTGACTCCATCTAAAATCAACATTGTTCGATATAAATGCAGCATGGCAAACATTAGAATTATACATAGTCATTGTTCCTTCTCTGCTGGGGGCTATGCCGAGACATTCAAAGCCCCATCTAGATAGTTCGTCGTCAGGCATATTAAACCAACTATTTGTTCTGGTTGGGATTTCTGCTAGTCTTTTCCATTCTTTGTGCATCTTGTGATCTGTATCAACTTGAAAATCGTAAATCGTATCTTTCATTTTTCCATGGTACCTGTATATCTTTGTTCCGCTATCCGAAACAGCATGATCGGTAAACCATAAATTAGCTACAATGCCATAAGTGTAGTCTACATGCGGAATTCTCCAACATGAGATTGGTCTGGTCCGATTTTTGACATATACATTGCCCCATTCGTGTATTTGAGGATCGACAATATATATCTGTGAATTTCTTAAGTAAAATTCTTTCAGTAAAAAACATAAATTCTTATATACCCAGTCTGGTAAATGTATAGTATCGAATGGGTTTGGGTCAAAGTTTGTGGGATCGTTATTATCTTTTTGTATAGGGAAAAGCGAAACTAAATTTTTAAAAAGTTCAAATCCGTTTCCCACAAAAGGATTTTCGCTGATCCAATATCCTATGTTATCGTCTAGCTTAACATATTCGATATTTAGGTCATCAATGCTTTTAAGTTTGATAACATTATCAAAATTATTTGCGTCGGGATAACAAATTTTAAAATCTATCATTTTATATTGAATGTGATCACGATTCGCTCGTCATCAATATCGCTAGCCTGTGTTCTATGCTTCACCCATCCCGGAAATATTAATACATCGTTGGTCTCACAGGGAACTTCTCGATAAAACGAATCATCAGACACTATAGGAAAACTTTGTTTATGATATTCCAGAGGATCCTTAAACTCAATATTACCAGAACCAACTGGACATTTGATATAGGCGCTTACTACGAACAGTGTATTGGCATGTGAATGCTCGATAGTTTGTCCAGTCTTATAGTGCTTATTTGCCCAAGAATTAACAACTTGAGAATGTTCGAAATCAAACGATAATTGATTTCGAATATAACTAATTTTTTCTCCTAGCCAGAATTGAAAATTTTCTAATTCTTTCCACGTATGCGGCTGAATTTGTATCGGCAATGCTACTGTTGATACTGCTGCACCTGTTTCTAATTTTGAATTAACTTCGACTTGATTAAATAAATTATCAATCTTAGGATATAGAGAATCTAAATCAAAATCGTATTTAAATTTCCAAACTACTGGTGGGAATAATAGTAAGCCACCATCATTCAACTGTAACATTCGTAGTTTCTTCTAAGGTTTCGAGAGCTAATGTTAGCCCCATTATTACTCCTTCCATCTTTATAGTATCTTTAGACAATTCTTGTCTTTTAGCAAAATCGATACTGGTAATTCCGTATGGATTAAGTTTTACGTTGGCTAATTCTTTTTCAAGAGCTGCTAATGTCTCGTTAGAATTAGCGAGTTCTTGTTCTACTTGCTTGATGTTAATTAATAATTTTTCTCTGTAGTTCATTTATTTCTCCTTTTAAATTTACTGAAAATCTTAGTTGCCCTGGCTAACCGAGCTCCTAGATTGTCTTCATTTAGTATAACACAATTGGCAGAATAATTATATGCCGCTTCTCTTTGATTATCTAATTCGGTAGCAATTTCAATTTGTATGTCGTATGCATTTAAGTTAAGGTCGTCTCTCCGAACAGGAATAAATTGACAAAGCGGCGTGCCCGCCCTGACTAATGTTTTACCATTTATTTTCTTCCAAAATAGCTGTATATTTACTGTATTGGAATATCTAGGATCCAAAATTCCGGTCGCTGCGGAAAATCTATCTTCATTGTTATACTGTACTGGTAAAACTAACATGACTATATCGTCCGAAGTTTCAAATCGCCAAGGGGTTTCTATCTTAACTACTGTAGTTAGCGTATCATGAAAGTTTGACAATAATGGGGCTGTTTGTTCTTTAGAATGTGAATTGATATACCCTTTCGAATCGGGAACACCTTTGGTAAATTCAACAGGTGCTCTCCATTCAAATGTACTTAGATCGCCGTTGGTTGAGATTTCAAAATCAGCAGGAGCAGGAATAATAAACCCACACGATACTATTTTACGCAATCCTGGACAGGTAGAAGTTGGTAACACATGTTCAGGATACTCTGCCCTATCTAAAAATTTCCTCGGAACATCTTTTGATTTTATTATCGGAAATAATTCTAATACGCCAAGCGTTAGAGAATAGAACCTCACAAATGGTTTCTTTTTTTCTAATCCTAATAGCTTCTTAAACTTGGTAATCATCTTTTCCGCCGTAGATATTATCTTTTAAAAATTGATAATGGCTAGGTAACGTCTTAACATGATCTATTACATAATCTCTATATTGTTCATATGCACGTTTGGTAAATCCAATTTCTTCATCAATGTCAATGGCACGACGATCAGTGGCATATATTAATGCTTTAGTAGAGATTGCCTGTACTCCTAATCCAGCTAGAATATATTGATTGCCAATTCCATCCTGCCAGAAATGCTGCCCCTGAGTTAAATTGCCTAACACATTAGGGTATTGCGCCTGTATCATCATATATGGGCCCATCATATCTGGAGAATATTCATTTATTTGTGTACACCATCTCCAATATGGAGTATCGGTTCTATTAGAAAACGCATAGTGCTGACTCACAAAATCTCTAAACTGATCAACTTCAACCGCTACTGCAAAATTAAACCCATCTTGTTCTGATCTTGTAACGTATCCGTTTCTTCTATTAAGAATTTCTATTAGTTTAATAATATTTTCGTGGGTGGTCAACAGCCCTGTTGATTCTAGAGGTTCAACAAATCCGTAACTCAGCCCAACTCCAACAACATTCATAGCCCATGCTCTTCTTCTTTTTCCGTGTTTAATATTAATATTAAACATTTCTGCTTTTTCTGCGATTTCCGGACTGTGTTTTTCTGCTATATGTTTTCTAAATTCTCTACCAGCTTCCTCGTCAGTGCAAAATCTGCTCGAATATACATATCCAGTGCCTATGCGATTCCATAGCGGAATAGTCCAAACCCATCCGTTATCTAGAGCATGACAGTCTGTAACGTTGTGCATTTCACGTTCCCTATCTATGTAAGGCAATCTACATGCCCATGCACGGTCGTTGGCTAGAACTTTGCTAAAGGGTTGAAATTCTTGTCCCATCCACTGTTCTAATAATTGAGATCTAAATCCAGTGCAGTCTATCCAAAGATCCGAGGTTATAGTAGTACCGCTCACTAGCAGAATCTGCGTTATATTTCCCGCCTGGTCTTTTTTATAGGAATGCACTTCGTCTTGTAAATGTTTCACACCATGTGGAATCGCTATTTTTTCTTTGAGGTATTGCCCAAATAGCTGTGCATCCATGTGATATGCAGTGTCCCATTCGAATCTAAAATTTCTCAATATGTCTTGTTCGTTTTTGGTAGATTTATTGTATTTTGCCAGCATGGTATTGCCGGTACAATAAAATTCAGCGAATGTTTCTGGAGTATATTCCTCAGGATACAGCGTAGCTAGATGATGCCATGCTTGTAGTCCAGCTGGTTTGTCAGTTAAATCCAACCCTTTGCTGAACGGATATTCGAAATGTGTGCCGTCTTTTTCTCTAAAGTTTGTAAATCTTATTGAATTTTTATATGTGGCATTACACGCTGCCATCCAGTCTTCGTCTTTTAAGTCTAGCAATTTTAAAAATTTGTTGATGTGCCCTAGAGTGCTTTCTCCGACGCCAACGGTTCCAATTTTAGGTGATTCAACTAGTGTGATATCAAGGTGGGGACATAATTTTGATAGAGCTGCAGCAGTCATCCAGCCCGACGATCCACCGCCTACGATTGTAACTTTTTTATAATGCATGTCTTTTGGTTCCTTAAAGATATATAATCTACGCACATATTTAGCTAATGATATTTTCATCAAAAAAAAAGTGTCTACAATAGACACTTTTTTATGAAAGTTATATCTTAGCTTCCGTAGCCTTTCCACCCTGGATATCTTACCCAAGCAGGCATCTCTTGTGTACCGTGAACGTTTCTTTTTTCTTTTGATGGCTCATCTGTGGCGGCCCTAGCTAACAATTCTTCCATGGTCCATGCTTCCTCAGGAGGAGGAGGTTTTGGAATCACAGATTTAACTGTTTGAATATGTTGAAACCAATCACCATCCTGAGAAATAGACCCATTTGTCTTTAGCTCATGATACAACATATCTAGTTGGGCACCAACTTGTCCGTAGGCCACTGATCGTGCCACTGAGAGATCAGTAAATCCACCTTCTCTTTCAATCCAAATCGACTTGCCTTGGCTTGGGCTGTATTCCAGTGTCCAGTCAAGCGTGATTTCATCCGGGGCATCAACCCATACTATTGTAGCATCCGGTCCTTCATAGATTTCATATTCCTGCCCGGGTTCTACTATTTGTTGGACCCATCCTTGATATCCTATAAGTACTTTTTTCATATTTGACTACTCCAAATTTATTTGTATTCTTCTATTACGCATAGGCCAGGTTTGCCATCTGACCCTCGATGTCCGTGGAAATATCCACCAGTACCCCCTGATCCGGGTGCTGAATGTCCTTGATGATTGTGTGTAAAATTACCGCCCTGTGGGTGTCCACTAGGTGCCGCACCGCCAAAATATCCGGTACCGCCTGGACCAAAACTGTCATGGTGTGCGCCGCCACTGCCTGTGTGTAGGTTCAAATCACCACCGCTGCCATTACCACTGACACCGCCACTGTGTTGATTCTGTCTATTGGCTCCATGTCCAGCTGAACATGATAGGTATGATCCAAAACTTGACCCACCGGCATTGCCACCTGCACCTGAATAATATGTGCCGCCACCGCCACCGTCTATGGTCACACTCACTGACGAAATTCCTGTTACATCTAATATACGTTCAGAATATCCACCAGCAGCACCACTTTCGCCATGTCCTGAACCACCACCACCAGATCCTTGTAGTTTTACTCTGATGTATCTCACACCAGCTGGTCGATTCCATGTTCCGCTTGATGTGAACACTTGCATGCCACTGAATCCAGCAGTGGCATACTCAAATGCATTGCCGGCAGCATTAACTCGGAGAACTGTATTAGCTGCTCCTACTGATGTTAAATTTGTTCCACCTTTGGATATTGGCATTGCACCAGCGACAACTGAAGTCGTTAGATTCACTGCGCTTGATGCAATTTTTGCTGAGGTAATTGCTGAACCTGCTAGATTTGTAGAGTTTATTGTTGTACTAGATAGATCTCCGTCGACCACAGTTAGATCAACTAATGATGCTCCAGTGAGTCTTTTTAGTGTTTGATAGTTAAATGGCATAGTTGTCCTAGATTAAAAATATTCTGTTATCACAATCATTCCGGGTCTGCCATCTGATCCTCTGTGCCCTGAAAAATATCCACTAGTACCACCGGTTCCGTTTGCTGAATGTCCTTGATGGTTGTGCGCAAAGTTGCCTCCTTGCGGATGTCCTGCAGGAGCAGCACCACCAAAAAAACTAGAACCTCCCATGCCTGATGAACGTTGCTCGTGGCCGCCACCGGCGCCACCGTATATATTTAAATCGCCACCTGATCCAACTCCTGGGAGGCCACCGTTGTGTTGATTGTGTCTATTTGCGCCGTGTCCGCCTGAAGCTGACACATACGGTCCAAATGAACAGCTACCGCCTGCATTGCCGGCAGCACCGGAATAGAATGTGCCACCACCACCGCCATTGATAGTCACACTGACTGTGCTAACACCGCTGATGTCTACCAATCTTTCTGCATAGCCACCAGCTGCACCACTTTCGCCATGTCCTGAAGCACCTCCGCCTGGTCCTTGAACTTGGACTAGTGCATATCTAGCACCGGCTGTTTTGGTATATGTGCCTGACCCAGTAAATACCACCATTCTGCGTATACCAGAGTCTGAAAATTCCAAAGCATTGTTAGAGGCATTTGTTCGTAACACGTGATAAGCACTGCCTAACGATGCTGAGCCAGTTCCACCTTTACTAAACGGAGTAGTTCCTGTTACTGTGCTGGTTGATAAATCCACAGCACCAGTGGCAAATTTTCCAGAAGTTATAGTTGTATCAGCTATTTTTGCATCAGTGATCGATGCTGTTGCTAGTTCAGCATTAGTAATGCTGCCATCGATAATAGCTGCACTGGTTATGTTTTTTAGCGTTTGATAATTAAATGGCATCTATTTCTCTATCAATAAAAATTAGTTATCACGCACATGCCAGGTCTACCATCTGACCCTCGATGTCCGTGGAAGTGAGCTCCAGCACCGCCGGTACCCGGAGCTGTATGACTCTGATGATTGTGTGCAAAGTTGCCACCTTGCGGGTGACTGCTAGGTGCGCCGCCACCAAAAAATGTATCTGCACAGCTTTGAGCACTGCGGGCATGGTGGCTAAAGCCGCCGCCTTGGTGTATGTTTAAATTGCCGCCGCTGCCATTACCACTGACACCACCGCTGTGTTGATTCTGTCTATTGGCTCCATGCCCACCTGAACATGATAGGTATGATCCAAAACTTGAGCCACCGGCATTGCCACCTGCGCTGGCATAATATGTGCCACTACTACCACCATCAATAGTTATAGATACTGATGAGATACCGGTCACATCCAAATATCTTTCAGCATATCCACCGGCTCCGCCGCCCTCACCGTGGCCGCTGCCACCACCACCTCCGCCCACAAGCTGTACTCGGATGTATCTCACCCCAGATGGCCGACTCCATGTGGTACTACTTGTATATACTTGAAGGCTAGCAATACCGTGAAGGCCAGCTGTAGGTGCTGACCCGTCGCTGAAAAATGCACGATATGCTCCTGCAAAACTGTTAGTTGCTAGTCCGCCTTTGGCTACCGGCAATACGCCAGTGACCGTGCCAGCTGTGGTATCCACTGCACCAGTAGCTATCTTTGCAGCAATAACTGCTGAGTCAGCAATTTTTCCAGCGGTAACTGTGAGTCCGGCAATATCAGCCGTATCAATACTCGCTGATACAAACGAACTATTGGTTAGATTTTTTAAACTTTGATAGTTAAAAGGCATAGTTTCTTATTTAGATTGCTTCAAGCAACCAACCTCGCGTTGCATCAAAATATACCAGTGCTACTGAAGCACCTGCGGTGTTTATTGTCATAGTGTCGTTTTGTCGCATTATTGGGTTACCGTTGTTGTTAACAGTGCAGGCATTGGTGTTAAATGTACCGTGGCTGTCTGTGATTTTTATGTAATCACCTTGCCGAGCTGTTGCAGGTAGTGCCAATGTAACTGCACCGCTGGTGGTATTTACCCAGTATGCATGATTGGATCCCAGGGTTTGACTGGTGCTAATGGCGACGTTTGGAAATTCACCTACCACAAACCAATAAGAACCGTTCCAAATTTCTAACTGATTTACATCAGTGTTAAAATATGTAATACCTAGTTGTGTGGCACCGAGCGTTG